CGGGACAATCCCCCACCCTTTGTCCTAAAAACCGAGGAGTACCGATAAAATGCCCACCATGCACCTTCACACGCTCGCCAAGACCGACCCACCGCCGGAAAGCTCCCTAGCCTTCCCGCCCAATGCCCTGATCGAGCGAATAAACAGGCAGTACGCGGCCCTTACTGACAAGTGGGCCAAGATGGTCAACGCGCCGATCCCGGAATTGCCGGTGGTCCCATGAAAACCGTCAAATCCGCCCTATCCGCCCTCTGGCAATTCTTTTTCCCCCTGATCGTGGACCCGTCCGCCGTGAACCTCCAGGCCTACGGGCTTGGCCTCATGTCCTGGGCTCTCCTGGCCACCAAGGCGCCCGCCTGGCTCCTGGGGGAATGCCTCGCCCTCATGCTCGCGGATAAGGCCCTGGCGGCCTGGGTATCGGTAAAGGGCGCGCAATCACCCAAGTAGTGTTATAATTGGTGGGATATGGCTCCCCGCTTCCCAGATCACGAAATGGTGCCCAAGGGCAAGGCCGGCAAGAAGCCGGGCGGGAAGTCCGATCCGCATGAGATCCTAAAGCGTGTAGTCACCGTGGGGAAGCTCATGCATATCCGCGGTATGACCCTTTCCGAGATATACCAATGGAACTTGGACCCCGGCCGCGGCATCGACCCGGACACGGGCGCGCCGGTCCCCAATATGTGGGGCTTCAGTTACCGCCAGATCCATGAGCTATCCAAAAAGGCCCAAAAGCTCGGCGGCTCGCTCCTCGTCAAAAACTATGATGAGGCTATCCGCCGCGCCGTGCGGATGTGGTATGACCTCAAGGAAAAGGCCGAGAATGGCAGCGATTTCCGATGCGCCGCCCTTTGCATTGTGCAAATTTCCAAAATCCAAGACACTTACTTAGGGAAACAAGGGAAACCGCTTATGAATCCGGTTTCCCAAGCCCCGCACCAATGGGCCGCCACCCAGCCCGAATTACTGGAATGTAAGGATGTGACCGCGGCCGATTACGATCGCATCATCGGCCCGCCCCCCAAGCCGTAACGCATGGAGCGGCGCGACCCGATCGAGAACCCCAACGATCTAATGGATCCTATGGAGGAGCTAGACTTTTCCGAGGTGGATCTCGCCCTGGACGATGAGGCCGATCCGGACCTGGCCGCCTGGCGCCCACCGGGCGGGAAAGCATTCCCCACCGCGATCACCTTCGCCGCCATCGAAAAAGAGGACATGGGCGACGATGAGGATGATATAAGCGAGCCCGATGAATGGGATCCCTTCGTATCGAACGAGGCCCAAGCCCGCTTCCGCGAGTCCGTACGCACCTGGGAATATGATACAGCATTCGCGGCCGGCACGATCTCAAGCTCCAAGACCTACGGGATCCTGGCGCTCATTGTCGAATTGTGCATTGAGTACCCGGAAACCCACGCTCTGATCGTGCGTGTCAAGTACGACAGCTTGAAGGATACCACGGTCCCGGATCTGGAAATGCTGATTCCCCCGGAATACATCCGGAAGTGGCGGGACACTGATTGTTATTTGAAAAACGGGTCGATCATCCGGTGCCGTAGCGCCAACGAGCAGGCCGACCCCAAATTTATTTGGCTCCGCGGCAATAAGCCGGATATCGGCTTCGTGGACGAATGCGACGGCGTATCTGAAGACTTTATGAGTGCCTTTCAAGCCCGTATCGGCATCCGCCGGAAGCGCCGGAACAAGCTTGCGAAGATCGTGAAGGCGATTATGTTCCTCGCCTGCAATCCCAATATCTCATGGCCCAAAAAGTATTACTCCCTCGCCAAGCATACGCCCGCGAAGCTCAAAGCCGATCGCTTCCTATTCCAAACATTCACCATAAAGGACAACGCGGCCCACATCACCGAGGAGAAAAAGGCCCAGTGGAAGCGCCTTATGACGCCCCCCATGTACAAGCGCTTCGTCCTGGGCTCATGGGACGCGATGAGCGACCGGGAGCAATTGTTCCTTTTCGAGGATATGGACCGCTGCCGCGCGCTCATCCCGCCCAAGGTCGACGCTCAAGACAATACGATCAAGCACCAAAAATATTTGGGCGTGGACCCGGCTCGGTTCGGCCCGGACAAATGCGCGTTCCTGGTCATGGATGGCCCCAACCTCCATAAACTGGAATATCTCGCCACCTCCACGATCACGGTCATCGCCGATCACGTCAAGCGTCTCATGGCCGAGCATGGCATCACCCCGGAGCACGTCACGGTAGACGTAACCGGCCTGGGCGCTGGCGTGGTGGACAGCCTTGGTGCCGAGCATATCTGGGTCAATGCGCATGCTGGCGCCGCGGCTCCGAACGATGCGGCCTTCTACATGGAGAATCCTGCGGACCCCGCGAGCCGGATCCACATGGACAACGCCGCCTTTTCCTTTCTCAACAAGCGCGCCCAAAGCCATTGGGAGACGATGCAACTACTCCGATCGGGCGGCCTGGGCGGCTTCGACTCCCTGGGATGGGCCGGCCCGCTCGCGCAGCCGGGCGAGGAACCGGGCGACGAAATCAACCTGGACGAGACCCTGCGCCAGGATCTCGCAGCCATTCACTACGGGTTCGCCAAGGGCTCGAAGGCCATCCAGATCGAGGACAAGGAGGAGATCAAAAAGCGCCTCCACCGCTCCCCGGACTTCGCGGACGTGCTCATTTTGGCGGTGGACGCCTACCTGCACGACAGCAAAAAGCCAAGTATGGAGGTTTTTTCCTTCTAATTGGAAGTATAATTTGGGCGTGGCATACAAGGAAAACCTGCAAATAGTCGAATCGAATAATTGCGCCGTGGTCCTCCGCGACGGAACCAAGATGATCGGCCACATGCGCCGATTTGACAGGTATACGGACCATCCTGCCTTTTCCTGGATCCTCATTCCCCGGGACGGCGCCAAGGTCAAGCCCCAGATATACAACTCGAACGGCAATTACTCGATCCACGCGCATGTGGTGAGTCAGCGGGATATCGTGGACTTCGTAATCGGCACCCCTCCGGAGGCATAAGGCATGGACTCGACCACGCGGGCGAACCCGTACCGGCATAGCTTCCTCAAGGCCGGCGTCCCGAACTTCGACCCGATATTCGGGACCGGATTCCCGTACTCCTGGTTCCAAGGGGACGCCTTCAGGGCTATGAAGGCCAAGCCCGGCATCAATCATCCGTGGGTGTATGCGGCTATTTCCACGATCATTTCGTCCTACGTCCAATGCCCGCTTCGCCTGGTCAATAAGAACGACAAGCAGCGCGAGCTTATTGACGATCACCCGATCCTCACCCTCCTCAAGCGCCCGAACCCGCATATCTCCGGGACCAACTTCCTTGAGCTCATCGTATGGTGCCTGGACCTGCCCACGGCTCAGACAGCGGGCGGCCAGTGCTTCATTTGGGGCGACGGGGCCAACTTCCGCAAGGGCCAGATCCCGGACGAAATATGGCTCCAGGGGGACGCGGGCGTAAAAGCCGTGCTCAATGAGCAGAAGATCCTCCAGGCTTGGGAATTCGACTACCAGCAAGGTATTTCGCCGTTTGACTACGGTCGCGGCTTTCGCCTCGGCCTGCAGGAGGTCATGCGGATCAATTACTTGAACCCTTATAACCAGCTTGCCGGCGTCTCCCCGGGCTACCCGGTGCGCGTGGCGCTCTCCCAGGATGCCGACGCCCAGCAGCTCAATAGCGCCATGATCTCCAATGGCGGCCAGGCCCGCGGCGTCTACACGGCCAAGAAGCCGATGAGCCCGCAGCAGATGGAGGAATTCAAGGCGAACCTCGCCAAGTTCACGGGCGGTCCGGAGAATGCGGGTAAGGACCGCTTGATCCCGTGGGAAATGGAGTACAACCAACTTTCCCTCACGCCCGAGGACATGCAATACATGGAGTCCCTGGGCTGGAACCGGGATACCGTGATGGCGGCCTACAAGGTTTCCAAGTACGCCCTCCAGCAGTACGAGGATCTGAACTACGCCACCGCGAAGGAAGCCAAGCGCCAATTGTTCGACCAGGCAATCCTACCCATGCACAATATGATCATGATGGAACTTAATTCCGCATGGATGGACAACGTGGGTCGCGGCGACCTTCAATTGACCGTGGACCTATCCGGCGTTACCGCGCTCCATGATGATATGGATGCCCGCTGGAAGCGCGCAGACATCGCCGTGCAGATGGGCATCCCGCCCATAATCGCCCTCAAGATGAACGAGATCGCCACCGATGATCTGAAGGCCTTCGCCTGGCTCATGCAGAACCAAAGCGCCAGCGCGGCTCTTTCCCAGGCGCCCACCAGCGCCGACGATAACGACGGGTCGACTGGCAAACGCAAGGGCCTCCGGATCAAAGCTGTCCTCACGCCCGAGCAAAAGCGGACGATGGGCGCGGATTATATCACCAAGGTGCTCGATCCCGGGGAACTCCCGCTCATACAGGCGGTCCGCACCTTCTTCAACAAGCAGCGCAACCGGAATATGGACCTCGCCGACGCATGGGCCGCCAAGAACAAAAAGGCTGTTCGGAAGGCCGAAGGCGATGATGACGAGGCCGCCGTAATCTATCCGCCCGTTTCCGAATTCCTTCTAGATGCCCAGAAAGAGGGCGTCCAGATCGCGGCGATGATGTACCCGCACTACCAAAGTATTTCCACCCGCGCCCAGGGTAACGCGCAGGATACCATCGATCGCTTGTCCCCGTCACCCGTAGAGGTGGACATCCAGGACGCCGTGGCGCGTTTCCTGAAAACGCGCCTGAAGGACTTGTCCAAGGTCAATAAGACCACCTTCAACGGCGTCGAGGACAAGCTAGCCGAGGTCATTGCGCAGGCGCGCGCGGATCAGTTGAGCGTAGCCGATACCGCCAAGGCTATCCGCGAAGGCATCCAGGAAGTGTACGATGGCCGCGGGCGCGACTCGAAGACAATCGCCCGCACCGAGACCGCCGTGGTTACGGGCTTTGTCCAGCACGGGTCCTTGCTCGCCGCAGGCGCCGAGGAAAAGGAATGGCTCTCCGCGCATGATGAGAAGGTCCGCCCCTCGCATGACGATGAAACCGGATGCCCCACGCAGGGCTTTATCCCATTCAACCAGCTTTTTCAGAATGGCCTGCAATATCCGAGCGACCCGCAAGGCCAGGCGAAGGAAGTGATCAATTGCCGGTGCGTCCTCATCCCCAGGTGGCGCGAATGAGTTACGATATTTTCGATCTCCACATGGACCACGCGATCGCCCGGGGCCTGGATCCCTTCGCGCCCGCAAAGAAGCCCGCGCCGGAAGCGCCGGAAGAAAAGCAGATCGAGCGGCCGCCCCGTGATAAGATGGTGAAAACCGGAAAATTGAGGACCAAATGAAGCGTTTATGGATTTGGTTCCGGAATGCTTTTTTTGGCGATCCAAATATCCCGACCGGAAATCCCGGATTTGCGCCAGACACGGAATCCCAGAGGTTGCGCCAACTCGCAAAGGATTTGAAAGAAATAGAAAGGCGGAAATTTTGACCATGCGCCATAAAGCCGGGGATCCGGTATCGAAATTCCTGGAAGTGAAGGTTTTGAAAAAGGAGTGGACGCCCGCCACCGTAAAGGCTCTATGCGAAGCTCGCGGGGTGAAGTACCAGGCTGGCGACGAGGATAATATCATCACCTTCATCGCCTCCAGCCAGATCGCGGACCGCGAGGGCGATATCGTCATGCTCGACGGGCTCGATTGCTCCGATTACTTGACCAACCCCGTTTTTATGTGGGTGCATGACCTGGGCGACAAGCCGCCCCTGGGCGCCGGCCTGGAAGTCACGATCGACAAGTCCGACATCAATAAACCCAAACTCCTGATCACGGTTCTATTCCAGCAGGTCCAGCAATTCGCCCGCGAGGTGTGCGAGCTCTATAAGCTCGGGTACCTCAAGGCCGTATCCATCGGGTTCCGCTCCAAGATCAACGGGCTCAAGTTCCCTACGGAGGCCGAGCGGTCCGCTCTGGGCATGCGCCCCGGGGGCCTCATATTCATCGGCTCTGAGCTATACGAGCTATCCGGCTGCCCCGTGGGCATGAATCAGGAGGCTCTCAAGGTGCGGTCCTGGTCCCAAAAAACAATTGCATTGCTAAAAGGTGAAAATCCGAGTAATATTGAAAGCGAGGATATTAATATGACGCCCGATGAAGTCAAAAAAGCCATTACCGACGCCATCCCCGAGCACCTGAAGGGGATCGATTTCTCCCTCCTGACCCTCAAGGCGGGCGATAAGGTCACGGGCGCGCATATCCAGGCGATGCATGACGCCCATGCGGGATTCTCGAAGGCCCTGGCCCATATGGCCGCCGCCGTCCAGGAGCACCCGATCGTGCCCGATGATTCCGGCGCCCGCGGCCCCAAAATGTCCGACAAGTGCAGCAAGTCCCTATCCACCGCGATTTCCCACGGAACCAAGGCCCTGATCCAAGCGCGCAGCGTGGCCGCGGCCCATGAGCCCGATCCGGACACGGATAACGACGACGATACGGACAAGGATCCGAAGGATGGCGACAAGCCTAAGAAGACCGCCGAGGCGCTCGAAGCGTTCCGTCGGGCGAACCCCAAGATTTACGGCGAAGCGGAAAAAAGCCCGCTCGAAGCCTTGCATGACCGATTGAACAGAACGTAAGACCCTCCCAAGCGGCTGCGGAATTACTGACGGGCAATTTAAACACAGACCTATTTGAAAGGATTTTGACATGGAATTGACCGCCGAACAGAAAGCCGCCAACAAAGCCGCCCGTGACGCGCGCGCCATCGCACGCAAGGCCGCCATGGCCGGGAAAGATGACAACGCCAAGATGACCGCGACCCTTGAGGGGATCGTGGACAATGTGGAAAGCCGTTTCGAGGAAACGGACGAAAGCCTGACCCAGATCCGCGAGGGATACAAAGGCGTAAAGGCCGACGTGGAAAAAGTCTTGGCACTGACCAAGACCCGCAAGAGCGGTGATCATACCAGCGGCGTCTCCGCGTCCGATTTCAATATCGGAAAGGTGATCCTCGCCTTCGGCCATGGCCGAGTCGATGATTCCAGTGATGGAATCGGCTCCGAGCTCGAAGTGATGGTGGAGTCCTCCAAGGGCTTCAAGAACATGACCAAGAAGGACATCGTTTCCGCCTTGACCGGCGCGGGCGGCGGCTTGCCGTTGTCGCAGACCGTCAAGCAGACGATCGTGGAAGCGGGTCGGTCCCAATCCGTGCTTTTCCAGATGGGTGTCATCAATGACAACATGGAAGGCTCCGCAGGATTCTCGGTGCCCTACGAAATGCAGGCGGACGGCAAGACCGACGTGACTAGCGGCCTCAACATGACCGCTCAGGGAAACCAGGAAGGCGGCGCGGTAGGGCCTTCGACCCGGCCGGGCTTCAAGCTCGCCAACTTCACGCCCCGGGAAATGAATATGTTCTTCGGCGTCACTCAGGCATACGCCAAGCTGGGCGGCCAATTCGTATCCGATTTCGTCACCCGCGTCGCCACCAAGGACTTCAAGACCAAGTTGGAGCGCATGTGCATGACCGGCCGCGGACAGCAGTATAGCGAGCCCATGGGCATTTTCAACCGTTCGGACATGGCGTCCG